GACGTGGCATGTCTTCCCACCTTATGTCAGCAAGGGTTTCATTCTTTTGTTCGTCTGTCCCGTATGCCTGCTCATATGTAAATCCAAATAGATTTATACACATGTCTTTTACGGGGTCGGCATAATTATAGAGTTTAACATAAGGCCACATATTATAGTGTGCGTATTCTACAAACTCTTCATCTCTGCGCCCAATATCAAATTCTCCAAAACCTTCTTTCCCCTTAGAGTCTACTGTCTTAACTACAAGTTTACCTTTCTCATTTATCTTGTAGTCTTTTATCATTTCATTTTTAAGAAGGATTTCACCGTGGACTATATTTGCTACAGTGGTTTTTCCTGCTTGTTTTTTCCCCGAAATTCCTAAAATCATTAATAAAGCCCTTCTACCTTTGGTAATATATGTTCTTGAATTTGCTCTACACTCATGTCTCCAATGTCTTTTTTTAACATTGGTGGATAAACTAAATTAAACATTCTGCTTAACTCTCGCTGTATCTTCATTCTACCTTCGCGTCCTGCTTGGTCGTTATCTGTTAAAACTACAATGTATGTAACGCCAGCTTCAACGAGTAGCTTTATCTGCTGTTCTGATATATCTTTTCCGAACAAACCTACCGCATTTTTTACTCCTGCTTCATATAGTCTCCAGACATCACCTTGCCCCTCTACTAAAAATAACGCATGTTTATCTTTACTACTTTCTAAAGCTCTGTCGTAATTGTAAAGGTAGTCTGTTTTTTTAAAACCATTTGAGAATAAGTATTTAGGCTGTACATAATCTTTTGTAGACCTTCCAATGTGAGCTATTTCTAAGTCTTTAAACATAACAGGAGTAATCGCTCTATTGAACATTGGAGAAAATTTATCTACACAATCTTTTACTCCAAAAATTGATAAAGTAGATGATAAAAATCCACGGTTCTCAAAATAAAGTGAATTATTTATTGTAGTTACGTTTCGCGTGTAGTCTGTAGGGCTTTTTTCTTTTTCTTTCCATATTTCTACTATTTCTTGTAGCTCTGTTTTTTCTACTTTAGGGTGATAAGGTTCTGTGGAGTTCTGTTGACAACTGCCTACATTGTATAAATTGCATACCAGTTTTAACGCATCGCTAAATGTAGTACCCTCTTCGTTGCACCCCTTGATAAATCCAAATATATCACTACCAAATTCTTCGTGGCAGTTGTGGGTCCAGCATCTCCAATTTTTACGTTCTAGAGACATAGATAACCCGTTAGGGTTATCACCCCCATGAATTGGACAAGGCATAAAGATGTTTTGATGCCGAGTGTCCCAGCTAGGAACTTCTAAAGCTTTAAGTAACTTATCAATGTCCTCAAAAACTATGTCTTTTACTTTGCTTAAATCAAGCTTTTGTTTTACTTCATTCATCTAACATCCCTTTCAAGATGGTTAGAGTACTTTACAAACACTTCTTGCTGCAAATCGTAGAACAGCCTTTCGTCCTCTGCTTTGGTTAGCCAGTAGGTAGATTCTGTCGTTAAGCCACTGTCATAAACTTTAGTGACTTTATAGGTAGATTGTGACTTAGGTAGCGGTATCACGTCTCCATGAGAAGGTCCACCATTAAATTCTGCTTCGTATTTACTCATTTGTTTCTTCCTCGAAAGGTAATTCTGCGCCTTCAATTGCGTCTGAATCTCCAGCAATAAGAAATTCATCTCTTGTTCTTAACTCTGTTAGTAGAGCATGTGATCCACTCATAGTCATATTTATATAGTTTCCATCATGCATTCCCGGTCCATGTCTAGAGACGATAGGTACAAGCTTTCTGTTGCCTGCCCTTGGACCGTCCTCTGCAAGTTCCTCTGCTGACTTTTCTTTGAAGATAGAGAATGATGTGCATAGCCAGATAAGCCTGTCAGAACCGCTTACAGCGTCAGTAGATTCTTTTGTAATACCATCTCTGTTCAACTGAACGAAAGCAAGACATGCAAAATCATACTTAACAGCAAGGTTGTGTAAGTTTGTAATTTGGAATCCTAATGCTTGGTACTCCTGAATGTTTCCAGATATGCCAGCAGACGACATTAGTTTTAGATAATCGTAAACAACTACACACTCATTTGTTCTTCCGTTTTCATCTATTCCTACTTCTTGAATTACCCATCGTTTAATATGATTAAGGATGCTCTCGAATGGCGCTCCTGCTACACTTACATATGTATAGGGTATTTCTTTAATTTCCTCAATAGCTTTCTTGACAGCTATGAACTTTTCTTCATCTTCAGAAAATTTACCAGTAGATATATCCTTGATTGGAACACCGCTAATGCTAGATAGTATTCTGTTTAGATGGTCTTCTTTGCTCATTTCTGTATCAAGCATTAATACTGGCACGCCTTTTCTAGCTACGGTGACAGCAACATTGTCACCGAATACAGATTTGCCAACTTTAGGTCGAGCAGAAACTAAGTCTACACACTTACGTCTAAGGCCGCCTCCAATGGCAGCGTCAAACCTACTGAACCCGCTAGGTATACCAATCTGATCACATTTATTCTCAATGAGAAAATCAACATATTCGTCTAGACCTTCTCCAATCTTTTCTGGCTTGTCTCTGGTATCATCTTCTTGTAAAAATTCAGTGATCGGATTCTCTACGATACCGATAATATCATCAATATCTTCATCACCTTTTATTTGATCTATATCTCTACCAATTTTACTCGCGAGACTTTTAATCTTTCTAGCAAACTCAAATTTCTTGATCTGAGCAGCAAAGTGAATTACATTTTCTTTCTTGACAGGAAAGTCCATCAACGTCTTAATGTATTGTAGCTCTTGCTTAGTCTGGACTGTTTCTGAAAACCCTAGCTGGTCAGCAGCAGATAGCAAGCTTGGTAAATCTATTGACGCTTCTTTGGTTAAAATTTTCTCAATACATTTATATATCAGTTGATTGTTTTGATTGTGAAAACTATTATGGTCAATTATATCGCTAATCTCAACATATGATTCTAGACCGTAAGTAAAGAGACCTGCAAGAACTGCCGTCTCTGCCCCAGAATCTCCTAATAGGCGGTTCATCTACTTTCCCCCACACCGATTGCAACGGTGGTATTCTCCAAAGACTAAATTAGCATCAATCTTAAAATCTCTTCCGCATACATGACATTCTACATCTGTTTTTGTTTGCTTCTTCCTGTCTCTAGGGGTTCTTTTACCTTCAGGGGTTTCCACGTCTCTCATGAGATCTTCATTATCCACCCACTGATTTTTTTTACCTCTCACTTGAATTCTCCTTTTTACATCGTTGCTATTAGTTGAAACACTAAAATCTTCATTTACAGTTTTTACGGGAGGCTCCCGTTTTTTTTCTTCTTGTTTAACTTCAACTTCCATTGACTCGCCAACAGTTTTAAAAACAACTTCAAACTGCGCACGTTGCTCTTCGCTTAACGACTCAACAAATTTAGTCATGTCTTCTGAATTCATTTTCTCTTACCTTTTTCAAATAGTATATCAGCCTTTCTCCTAACATTGTACTCTCTAGACTTGATATTTTCAAGTCTTCCTTGAGCAGTTAGTTTCCATTCGTTGATTTTTCTTGCTAAGTCATCATTTCTAAGAATCGTAGCAACCTTTGTTTCATGCTTGGCGTATGTGTCCCAAACCCCACTGCTTATTAATTCAGATATAATACTCTGAAGAGAGTTCTCACACCACCGTATTACATTTTCACACTGAGCGCGTTCTGTGCCAACATGATCTACATACTGCATTAGTTGGTAGGCATAACCAAAGCATTCACTTTGAGTAAGCCTATCCAAATTAGCTAGTGTTAAAGTTTCAGCTAGGGCAAACTCTGGTTTAAACTTGGTTGGGGTTATGTTCTTTGCGGTTATGTAACTATCAACACCATCTAAGAACTCTTTTAATCTTTCAGCGGCAGTCAATTTGTTTTCTCCAATCTTCAATTTTGTCTGAATATTTTAGTACAATTAAATCAATACTGTTTAATGTACACCAGTCTTCTTTTATAAAGTCTCTCTTAACCGAAGTCAAGAACCCAGCTTTAGTTTTATGAAAAAACTTACAGAATTTGTAGTGTTGTTGTCCATGAACCTCAACACCTAGCTGTAAATTCGGAATAAAAAAGTCCAAAAATAAAGCAGACCTTTTAGCTGGATCTCTTGACCCCGGAAGTTTCATCTCTTCAACAATTGTGTAACCCGAAAACATTTCATGTAGTAACTCTCTTGCTGCTATGTGATACTTTGATTTAATTGTTTTGTCATCGTTCTTTATAATGTATTTTTTTAAATCTAAATTATATTCACGGCCATTAAAACCTAAAACTTTCATAGAACTGACTTTATTTCGTCGTAAAGAAATTCTTGAATCTCAAGGTTGGACTTAATAAAGTCACTAAGTTTTGTCATACCTTGAAACTTAAAAAACTTTTCTATTGCTTCTTTGTTTTCTAGGTCTATCTCGTTTTTCTTTAATAGTTTTATGACTCTCTTGTCGTCAGATGTAACAGCAGACAGTATCGTATACCAAGCGCCAGCTTGCTTGATAAACGTAAGCTCGTTAGCGATTTCACAAAGTTCTCTAATTTCGTCAATACCTGTTCCGTACTTGATGTACGACACTGCTGTAGAGTTAGGCTTACCTCCAGAAGCAGATGTTTTAACTAACCAGTTGGCAACTTGACCCACGTCTCGACCATTGTCGTCTGTCTCTTCCCATTTGCCTCTATGGGTGATAACCATATTGGTTCCAGCTTGATACTGAATCATATTTCCGCCGTCCGCCATTTTTGCTGGCGACCACCTAGAACCTCCCGTGTTTGCGATGTTATGCAAGATACAAACTAACATCGCTTTTGTTCTTGATACGTCGTTAGAAATTCTCTTAAAGAACATGGAGTTTAATCTAGGAAGTTGATTTCTTACTCCTGTGCGAATGTCTCCATCTAACTCGTCTTGCGGAACCAT